TTCCTAGGAACTCTTTACCACTTTCTACGCTAGAGATTATTCTCGAGTACATATACTCACACTCCATTAGTGTTAGCGTTAGACGCAGAACCTTTATGGACTTGATTTTCAATCTTGTCCGTAGATTTTGTACAAAGTCACCCCCTACTAAGGTTTGGGGAAGTGTAGCTTCAATAGCAATTAATAATTGACTGAATGAATCATCCTTTCGAATGATTCTGTCAACAATTAAGGCCCGATAATAACTGATCCATATGTGGTCAGGAAATAAAGGTTTGCCATTTTTAGAAAGATTGTAAACTTTCTTCATAAATGATGTCCAATCGAAAGATGGGACTCTCTCATTTATATGAATAAAAAGATTGGTGAAGTAGAATATGTTCTCTTCAGCATTCTTACAAAGATTCGTACTGATTCTGGAAACGTCGTTTCCAAAGTTTAAGTTACGTGAAACAAATTCACCGACTAAATTTTCTTTAGTCGCAATCTTTGACTTGGAGAGGTTGATCTTCAGACCAGCGTCCTCCACAAGACTCTTTTGAATCAAACCCATAGGATCTTGATTCCAAAGGTCGTCACCCACTTCATTGAAGAGTTCTTCAAGATTGGTAATGACACCGTTTACATCTCTTTTTATTAACTCAGGATATTTCTTGGTTAATAAAAATTCTATTAAGGATAGATAGCCTAAAGAAGCTATCGCGAAGGAACCTTTCGTTCCCATACCTTGGCCAGTCAGATATCGTACAAGCTTACTTGTACCATTCAATGACCATTTACAGCGTACTACTAGTTTCAACCAGTTCTCATTGAACTCCTTTCCAAAAAGGCTCACTACGTGAGGGCTTTGAAACCTGACACTAAATGTGTCAGTCCAAGAAACTGCGTCAGTAGAGCGGGTACCCTCTCTAATGAACTTTTTAAGTTTCTCAAATCCACCTGCATGGTCGAATATATTCGAGCATGATGGATACATGATTTTTAGTACCTCTATTACCCTGTCCTCAAAAGGTGTTAATAAACACTGAGTCCAGTAGTCAGGTATAGCTACCGTTCTGGATTTATTACCAGAATCTGTGACCGCAGTTAACTTACGTAAAACATAAGTATCTGCTGTATTGACATTCGGTGAATGGTAAAAAATATTTTCTTTACCCTCACCTAGCTTATTCGGATTCCAGGCAGGATCTCGTATCCTGTCTCCTGGATAACCATCAAATCTGAAATAGTCAGCCACCTGCTCCTGAAACTTAAGATACTCTAAGTTTCCAGTAAGCTCGCATAGTTTCCTGAAAGGAACACCTAGCTCGTCATATTTTAAAATATGTGCTTCTAGAGCGGCTGAATCACACTTCGGTGCCTTATTCGGCCCGTTAGCAGTGAAGTTAAGAGGAGGTTTTACTATGTAATCCTTGATAGGATCACCCTCTAACTTTAGTAAATTATAAGACAAGTATTTATTCTTGACGAACTCATTGAATTCTCCAAGAAATTCTTTGTTGATTACCGCTTTGTACTCGATGTTTTCAATATCAAGTTCACGGAAATCTTCTACAATCCTTTGCATACTGAAAAGTGTGCGGATTACTTGTTCACCGGCCACGGCATAAGGACCACGGTCCCTAACCTGATGCCATAAGGGTCTCAATGAGCCCAGCGCATTTGGCCATTTATCTTTAAGTCCTATAGATAGTCTATCTACAGGCTTGATAGTCTTCCATTCCTGTCCCTCCATTAAAGCAACGCAATATTGTTGGACAAGTTTATACTTACTGGTACCAAATTTGATACCCAAGTGAGTAATGAAGTTATTATGCATAGTTATGACGTCATCGACAGCCTTATCTATGTTAAAATTTACTATTAATTCCGGTTTATTCACTTGCTCGATGAGCTGTTGAATAACCGTTTTCAGAACACCAGTTTTACACTGGATGGTACCCGGTAAGCGATCCTTCTGCTTTGGCATTAAACGCAAACTCTTTTTAGAAGTTGCTTTCAGAATCTTAGTTTTTAAACTTTTCTTCTCATTTCTGAGACGATTTAGTTCAGATTCTTCTGCCCTGCTCGGTTTCGGCTTAAAACTAAATTTTGTTTTAGGTGCCGAGTTCTTTCTCTCTCTGCCATCTTGTGACAGAGGTAATTCTTTACCTGAAGACCCATCTTCAGAAGGTTTTATATTTTTGTTAGCAATCACTTTTGGTGATACAATGGGTGAGGTTGTACCTTTCTCAGTAACCAAACGTTTGCTCTTGACAAGAGAGCCAGAAATGTCCGTGTTTATCTTTGAACTGACCTTATCCAGGCCAGTGATGAGTTTGGAACTCCATGAAGGAGTTTTCCTAGCAAAACAAATTAAAGAACATTTCATAATAAA